GATGTCTGGAGCTAAGTCGAGTCCAACGTCTGCATCTGAGAATCGCGATATAGCCAGACAGCAGGAGATGTTAGAGCGGGTTGCTGCCGGGCTTCCTGAAGACATGGAAGAGCACGATAAGGAGGCTATGATAGCTGGTGACTTCGACAGCTTGAGCCAGGATATAAAGAGTGACATAGATGCTACCCCTCGGGTTTCTGAGAAGACCGGGCTCCTAATGGATAGCCGACGTAATCGGGGTAGCAAGTGGCAGTCGTATCTGGACGAGCGGACCGAATTCGAGTCCTGGTATAAGAATGGCACAGAGACAGAACCAGGTGTATATGATTTAACGGACCGATTTGCTCGTTCAAAGGGAGGGTTGCTGAAGGAAGGCGAAGATCCATTATTCGGCAGGGACTTCCGAAGTCAGCTTTCAAAAATACAGGGCGTACTACGCCGACGAAAACGTGATCTACGAGAAAGCGACGAGGGCAAAGAGGCACTGGCATTTATAGAAGAGCTAGACCCCTCTAAGAACGAATTCAATATAGCTCTGGATGAATACTACACTGCGGTCGCAGACCCGTACTTGGAAGACTTCGTGAGCGGAACCTATGATTTCGAGGAGCGTGAGCGGCGTTTGCAGGTGATGCGCGAGAAACACGGTGATCTGACTATGGATCGGATAGAACGATTCGTAGAGAAAAATGACAATGCTGTGGTCAAGAAACTACGGCGGGATCAGGAGACGATGGCTCCGTATTTCGCTTTGCTCGAAGAGAAGATAGCGGAGTATGAACGAGAACCTGATACAGCAAAACAGTTCGCGGGGCTTGCCGATTTGTACGAGGAATTCCGGTTGCTGGACCCCGCCCTACAACCGATTGAGATAGACAAACCCTATTTCAGTAAACTAGAAGCTATTTTCTGGCTAGTAAACGACAGAAGGGAAGCAGTTGAAGGTTTCACTGAGACATACTCTTATAGACAACGGTGGCTGATGGGCGTGGAAGACCCAGATAGCCCTCCTACACGGGAAGAACGCCAAGAAATCGACCGCTTGTTAGTATATTGGGGCTACCGTGATAGTGCTGCAACTGATGTTGTAAAGCTGGAACTTTACGAATTGGCCGAGGAGCGTGAGACGCAACCGACAGGACTACGAGATCTGAGCATACAGCTACAAGATTTCACACCGGAAAAACACAAAGAAATTCGAGGTTTGGTAGAGGAATCAGGCTATGTATGGCGACAGTACCCAGGAGCACTCAAATAATGGTAGTGGCTACTGAGATCGTAGATATCCGATGCCCTGCCTGTAACAAGATCCTCGTTCGAGGCTTCGAGGGGGTACGCCTGCAAACCTTCTGCAAGCTGTGTAAGCTGGAGTTCAAACTCGCACGTAGGCCAGCAAAAGTTTGACAACATAGCAGGCGCGTGCTATAGATATCCCGTAACAACTAAATATCTAGTGCCCCATGAGTGGGCCATTCTCTTCGTGCCTCAGAGTAGGCCGATAGGAATGGCCCTTTTTTTATGCCCGAGTCTATGACACCCCCCTCTAACGAGGGACACACCATAGGAGGTTGATGATGACTACCGGACAAGTACCGCAGGGTCCGCCAGCGACACCCTTGCAGATGGTTCCCGAAGGAGTACCGGACTCCCCACAGGCACCAGAGCAAACACCCGCTGCGGAACCAAGTCTGGAACAGCAGATTTCGACCCTGAAGTCAGAGAACGAAAAGATATCAGGGCAGCGAAAAGCTGAACAGGCGCGGTTCTCGAAGGCTCAGTCAGAATCAGCTTCATTGCAGGAGTTGGGGGACCGCCTGGAGAATCTGGCGATAGAGGTTACGGCCTCGAACGCGGAACTCAGAGCAGGTCTCGCGGCTACGGCAGCGGGCAACGTAGAAGGAATGTCCGGTGTGATGGATGATGCTGGTGGCAAGATCAGGGCCGATGCCCAGGCTACCTTGCGTACATCCGATTACAACGGTCTGAAGCGGCAGATGGAAGTCTTCATGGACGACCAGGAGGCCGTGGGCGCTTGGCAAACCGAGGTACAGGCCCAGAACAATGGCAGTGATAACCAGACACTGAGTGGATTCAGGGAGATCCTGTCACAAGCCAAGGACCGTCAGCATACCGCACAGCTAGAGGCAAAGGACGTTGAGATAGCCGCTACCCGTGAGAATGTGATGAAGGAATTCGAGGTCGAGGACGTGAACACGGGACCGGCAGCATCGGCATCTGGGACACCTAGCCTGGATCAGTTGAGTGGAGTTAATCTGAAAAAGACAATCGCAGTGGGAGACCTGGAAAAGCACAAGGAAGACCTCCTTGCGGCTATCAGGAAGGGTCCACCACCGGGCACGTAGTTTGGAGGCTAAATCATGGCGAATATGACCGCAACCACGATGGACAAGTGGCTACAAGAGCAGTGGTCGGCACTGGCTTCGGTTACCTATAGGTCCAATGTCGTGTTGCCCAATCTGATGGACAGACGTTGGGAGCCTGAGATCGGTGTACACCAGGGCGACACGGTAAACATCCCGGTGTTTTCGCAGAACACCGGAGCACAGAAGCGTTCCACCTTTGGTACGGCAGCATCCCTGACTCTTACGGCAACGACTGAGGGTCAGAAGGTTTTGGCAATCAACAACCTTGCCTACTTCGGTTATGCGATGCCAGTTGAGATGGAGACCCAGACGTTCAGTGAGTACATACAGATGCTGAACGAGGGTATCGGCCAGGCAATCGCGCTCAAGGTAGACAACGAGTTGGCCGCTGATGGCACCAACGGCTTAGATGCCTTTACCGCCATCGGGACTGACAACGTGGACATCACCGAGGACACCCTGTTCACCGGTGAGACGAACCTTGGTGACCAGAACGCACCGCTGGCAGATAGGTATCTGGTAGTCAGCCCTGCATCCAGGGCATCCTTGCTCAAGATCGAGGCTCTTCGGAACTCTCTGTACGGCGCTACCATCGGCAACCTCGATTCTTCCAAGGGACGAGGCTACCTGGGACGTGCGTTCACCTACGAGATATACGAGAGCAACAACCTCGAATCTGGCACCAGTGGCAAGAAGAACGCCATGTTCCATAAAGAGGCAATCGCCTTTGCGGAGCAGAAGGCACTCACGGTGGTCCACGACCTGAACATTGAGGATGGGCTCATCAATCAGATGGTTGGTTACAACATCTACGGCCACATCATGGTCAAGAGTGCTTTTGGGAGAGAGATCGCAGGGAAGTAGATGAGCGAAGGAATAATAGATCGCAGCCTGGACCAGGGTGGATTTTGGAAACATGTGACCTATACGGTGCCCGATTCGGTGCCGCAGGATCGCATAGATTTCACCGCACCAAAGTATCGCAACAAAGGTGGCGAGACTCTGGAAGCCGAGGGTTTCAAGATTCATAAAGTTGAAGGTCCAAACCGGTGTCATGGCCCCGCAATGGGCCTCACCGGTAGCTGCAAGAAATGGGCACCACACGAACCAGATCGTCACCGTTACCATATCGGTTACTGGGTGAGTCGCAGGCCGCAGGAGCATCTAATGGATGTGCCTGACGCGGCTGTTGCGGCACTCGAAGAGACCGGTATGCGGTTGGCAGAGTAGGAGATAGACATGGCACCTAGGATTGGATATCCCACAGACGGTCTCGTAGACAAGATGGGGTACAAGAGAGAATCAGAACTCCACATATCGAATTCGTTTGATCACGATGATTGGACCGATGGGTTCTTTGGTGATGCCCTTGATGCACAGTATCCTGCGGCTAAGACCAATGGCACTTCGGCGGCTGTCACGCTCACAGAGCACAGCGCCAATGGATTCCTACAACTCGTGACCGGCACCGCTAACGATGGGTATGCCGGGCAGGGCTTTGGTATGAATTGGACCGGTGACCGAGGCGTGTTGATGCAGGCCATCATCACTACCCCCGCAGCCATCACTACATGGAAGTGGGAATGCGGCGTTAGTGACGCCGACGATGATGCCGGGGCTGTGAACGTGAAAGCAACTCCCAATGCCACCGCTGCCGATTATGGTGTCTTTGTCTTTGATACTGACGATGACACCAGTATCGCGTTCCATTCGGCCAAGGCGGGGACGATCACTGCTACCGAGGGAATCACGACATGTGTAGTCGATACGACGTATCGGCTTGCTGTCAGGGTGACGGGCGACAACATAACCGCCTACATCAACGGAGAGGTCGTAGCGGAACACGGGGGCGGTATCGAGGGCGGCAGCGGCATCACGCCGTGGGCTTTCAGCCAGGCCAGAGCCGGTTCGGCATCAAGGATATTGAAGCTGAACCGCTGGGGCATGAACCAGCCTGCATACTAAAACGGAGCTACACTGACGAATAATAGCTAATCGCTAGCTCCCCAAACGAACGATTGATATAGGAGCGAAACAATGGCAGGTTCAAGTTATCCCGTAGGGGCCACTCGTAACCAGGGTGAGACCCTTGCTCTATCAACGGCAGTTGCTAGTCTGGGCATCCCTCCAGACTTCCATCAGGCGATTGTCTACAATCCCGCGACGGACTTTCGACTTCACATGAACCCGCGTATTCTTGATGCGGTGTTCTTCGATGAGTCCGCTGCAACCGGGTCGGAGTACGTCAACACTTCGAGTAGCGTGAACCTCGTAACGGACCTGACCGATAGGTCCACGGGGACTGGCACCGGTACCACGTTGGACTCCTCCACTACCTCGGACTTTTTGTATATCTGCTTGTACGAGCCGACGGCGGGTATCCGCATCGTGATCGGTTCTGCCAACTCCACTGCTAATACCACTCTAGCGGGAGCGTACCGCAAGAACGATGACACATGGGCCAACCTGAGTGTCACGGACGGTACTGCTTCTGGTGGTGTTGGTCTAGCACAGACAGGAGCGGTTACCTGGTCGGCCAAGACCGACTGGAAGTCAGCGCAGTTAGTGGGTCCGCACGGCATCGCAGACGAGAAGAACTCAACCAGCGGCATTGGCGGAACGGTGGGATTCTGGATGCGTCTGTCCTGGGACGAGGCTCTGGATTCCGACACCGAGATCACAGAGATCTGGACCCTCAGCAACGACACCAACCGGGGTTACTACCGCGCCGGTCAGGAATATGGTCTCAGCTTTGACCGCAGCAGGGTGGGCGCGATTGAGGCCATCCTGGCAAGTGGCACCGACACTATGCAGATCACCTGGGTAAGGACGGTACATTAGATGGTTTCAGGACACAGCGTACAACCATTTGGTAGGCCGTGGCGTCTCGCTGATGATTTGTTACTGCGTTTCGGCAGCGACGGTGACGCTGCGGTTGCGTTGGTCTCATCGGCTAACTCGGCAGATGCTGAAGTCACTAATCTAATTGAGGGCACCAGCGACCACCAGGGGACCGCAGCTAACTCGCTGGTGTTCTCCAATGTCACC